GTTGCACCGGTTAGACCAGTAGCACCAGTGTTACCTTGAGCACCAGCATCACCTGTACGTGCAAAGGTAATGATAACATCAGCAGAGTTGCTGAATGATGTTACTGAACCTGAGACGTATGAAGATGCTACCTCAAAGTAGCCAGTTTCTTCTGTAACACCGCTGATTGTGAACAACGCGAATGTATTAGAATCTTCCTTTAGGGAAATACGGAAGTGGCCCTTGATTGTTGATGTTGAATCATCAATTGTGCGAAGCATTGCCTGAACGTCTGCTGTTGAATCATCAAGATCGTCGATAGATAATGTTGACGCAGATGTTAGGTTAGCGTTGTTAAACTTAAGCTTTCCAGATCCTGGATCTGAAACTGTAGTGTTGGTGTCAAATGTGTAATCTAAGGTGATACCACCGAAGTTACCTTGAGCACCTGTGTTACCTTGTGCACCAGTTACACCAGTAGCACCGGTTAATCCTGTAGCACCAGTTAAACCAGTTGCACCGGTTAAGCCCGTTGCACCAGTTGAACCAGTTAGACCGGTTAAGCCTGTTGCGCCAGTTTCACCAACTGCACCAGTCATACCAGTTAGACCGGTTGCACCAGTTAAACCTGTATTACCTTGAGCACCTGTCATACCGGTTAGGCCGGTTGCGCCTGTTAAACCTGTTTCTCCTTGGGCGCCTGTGACGCCTGTATTTCCTTGTGCGCCTGTTTCACCGTTTGCACCAGTTACACCAGTTAAGCCAGTTGCTCCCGTTAAACCGGTAGCTCCTGTATTACCTTGTGCACCAGTTGGGCCGGTCGCGCCTGTTGCACCTGTAGGTGCAAAGTCACGAACTACCAACCAAACAGTACCGTTCCAGCGCCAAGTTGTCGAACCTGATGTAAACGTCTGATTTAAGGACGGTGCATTAGGAAAGTCAATGGCCATATTTGCTTTCTCATTTCACTCGAGTGTTGGGAACAGAGAGGTTCCCGAAGAGATATTCTATATTAGATAAATTAAATTGACTTAGCGGTAAAAGTAAGAATTTTTCACGCTAACCAATTATAAGTATTGTTCCAGCCATCGATGAGTGATACTGGCACACGTAGTACAAGGTATTTGGTGCGCCTGCAGCAACCGTAAAGGTAATTCCTCCTACAGCGGCGCCGTTATTGGTCAATCCTGTGCTATAGATGTTTCCAGAGCTATACGCACCTGACACGGTCTGTATCCAGAAAGGATGTCCTGAGGCATTTACGGTGAAAAAGTAGGTTTGGCCTCTTACCAACGTCAGGGTTGGGTTACTTGCACCGTCAATTGTGTAGGCGCTAGCTCCTGAGTTTGTTACCTGGAAGTTGTCAACTATCGAGACTCCGGTCACGCCTGTGGGGCCTTGCTCACCTAACGCACTGCTCGAAGCTTCCAGCCAAAAATTATCATAGTAGATAAAGAACGTGCCACTTGATGGATCAAACCACGCATCACCGGTTTCAGCTCCTGTTGGCGGAGTACCTTCGTTTGTTGAGAAGATAGCGTCTGCACCGGTTGGTCCGGTAGCACCTGTTAAACCAGTTGCGCCAGTTGCTCCTGTTAGACCAGTAGCACCCGTTAATCCTGTTGCTCCTGTTGCTCCAGTTAATCCCGTTAAACCTGTTGCACCAGTTAAGCCGTCTACTCCTGTTACTCCAGTTGAACCCGTGTTACCTTGAGAACCGGTAGCACCGGTTAGACCAGTTGCACCTGTTAGCCCAGTTAAACCTTGAGCACCAGTTGTACCTGTAGCTCCCGTTTCTCCTGTAGCACCAGTTACACCGGTATTTCCAGTAGCACCCGTTAATCCTGTTGCTCCAGTTGTGCCAGTTGCACCGGTAGCGCCAGTTAGACCAGTTGCACCAGTAGCACCAGTTGCTCCTGCACTTGTTGGGCTAAGAAGCTCTAACCAGTTGTGCTTGCTTATTACAGAGCCTACCGGAGATACGGAAGTTGGACCGGTGTTAGAAGCTTCCTTTGTGTATGTAAATGTAGTAGTAGTAGGTGTAGAGGCTACGGTGTATGTGCCGTTAAACGTTGCATCAACGCCGGACACAACAACTGTGTCTCCTGTTGTTATTCCATGCACGCTACCTGTAGTAATTGTAGCTGCGTTAGAGCTAATCTGTTTTGTTGTTACCTCTAGTGCGGTAGCCGCAAAAACAAACGTCTTACTGACGTCTGAGCGAATAGCGATGTCGCCAACTTCAACCGCAAGTTGAAGCATGGCAGTTTCAGTAGAAACCGCGTACGTATTAGTAATTGCAAGCCCAGGTAGCTGGGCAATCTTAATTTTTGCGTTAGCATCAAGCTCTGCTACACCAGATGACGCTCCCTTTTGAGTAAGCGGGATGTAGTCGCCAAGTGACCCTGTTACACCTGCGGTGATAGAATCAATCTGCTCGCGATACGTCTCCGCGATAATACCTGCTGCAAGAAGTTCGTCAATTCCTTGTTGAGTAAACGAAGGCTGCTCTGGTAGAAGTAAGTTAGCGGTTACCGCAAGGATTACACCTGTGCTGCCAGGAGGCTCAATTGCTGCTCCTGCAGAGTCCCACGCTACTGTTAAGCTAATAGGGTTAGATGCTACGCTAACTAACGCTGTAATCTCATAGCGAATTGCACCTGCGTTACTATCATAAAGATAAATGCGCTGACCGACAGCAACGTCTCCTGGGCCATACAGTCCAGAGTCATCGCTAAAGTTGCCAGATACGCTGTAGATACCTGCTGATACTGTAGATACTGATGTTACTGCAAAGCGACCGGATAGTGGTTTTGTCATCTACTATCCTTCCCTACGCAAAAGTAAATCTAATAGTTCGGTTAGCGGAGGCCATTACAATTGATAGTTGATCATAACCGCTTAGTGTTGCTAAGTTAGAGTTAGGCTGTGACTGTGCTAGTGTATCTTCACGCCAACCAAAGATCATCGGTGGATACCTATCTGCGGCTGAAGAGTTGAGCCCAACGGCTGCGTAGTTGAAGATCAAAGGTGACGCAACACTCGAAGGCAAGCGCATCATGCCACCGATTAGCGTTACACCTCCACCTGTAGGTGCGTATAAAGTTACTGTTGAAGAGACACGCGCCATGTTATATCCACGAGAGTAAACTCCAGTTGCTCCGCTGCTTGTTCCTGTGTTGGCAACCGTAACGGTAAATGTATTTACGTCGGTAACCGTGACGGTTAAGGACTGTGCGGTGGCAACGTTTGTGTCACGAAGAATAATACGGTCACCGGTTGTTAGTCCGTGAGACGTAGAGGTGACTGTTAGCGTTGTAGTAGAACGACTCCACGTAAGAGCTGATTTTTGATTAACGTCATAAGAGTGTAGATAAAATTCTTCGCCGCTTGTTGTTTGCACCTGGTAGCGCTCGATATACATCGATGAGCCAGCGCCTGCAGGACCAGTTGCTCCAGTCGCACCAGTGGTACCCGCGCCTGTCACGCCGGTTGCACCAGTAGAGCCCGTAGCACCAGTTGCTCCCGTTGCTCCAGTTAGACCGGTTAAACCAGTTAAGCCTGTTGCACCGGTATTTCCAACCGCGCCAGTCTCTCCTGCACCAGTCGCACCAGTTGCACCAGTTGCACCGGTAACACCTGTATTTCCAACAGCACCTGTTGCACCAGTTTCACCAGCGCCTGTTGCGCCGGTCGCACCGGTAACACCTGTGTTTCCAACCGCACCAGTTGCTCCTGTTTCGCCAACTGCACCGGTATTACCAGTTACACTTGCCCCGGTTGCTCCGGTTGCTCCGGTTAAACCTGTAGCTCCAGTTAAACCGGTTGCACCTGTTTCACCAGAGCCTGTTGCACCTGTTGCTCCTGTAACGCCTGTTAAACCAGTTGCACCTGTTAAACCAGTATTACCAGTTACACTTGCACCAGTTGCTCCTGTTACACCGGTAAGACCAGTTGCGCCAGTCGCTCCTGTTAAACCTGTATTACCAGTTACACTTGCACCGGTCGCACCAGTGCTACCGACAGCGCCC